GAAAATCAAGAAGTATTGAAGGCTATAGCTACCCTTGCTGATAAGGTGAGTCGTTACCACGAACGTTTATTAGCAGTGGAAAGAGAAAACGAAAAACTAATAAAAGAACTACAAGAACATAAGAATGTTCCACACATACATACAATTCAAGGACAGCCTCATAACTTAGATACACAGGTTATGATAACTGGTTTGGATTCTGATATGGAATGTGAAGCTTGTAGCGCTTAACTGTATAAATTAAGTTGATTAATTTTCTTATTTAAAAACTCATGCAGTTCTATATTAAATGATATGATAGTCTTTCGGGCATCTGTTGCAAAACTAGGTGCTCTATGGATTATTGTACTAGGAAAAATACATAACTCTCCCTCATTAACTTCTGGTTGAATAACCTTGCTACCATCATAAATTTCCGTAGCTGGCGAACCTTCGTTCATTTCAAGATAATAAACACCTGTGTAATTTTCAGCATGTGTATGCCAGTCATGTTTATTACCTTTTGTATATTGTTGAAACCAAAGATTATGAATATGCATGTAACCAAAACCTATTTCATTTACACATTCATTTAATGTCTCTTTAAAATTATTGTTAAGTAGTATTTGTTTCCACTCTATGTCCATATCTCTGGACTTTTTCCAATCAGTTTTGTAAATATTATTCTCATACATTTCAGTTGAATTGGAGACACCTTCTTTCCAATTTTCAATGCAGTTCAATATAGGTTGTTTAACTATATCGTGATTGGCAAACTGTAGTCTTATGTATGGTAGTTTTAACTCTAGTATCTGTTTATTCAGGCGTTTCACCCAACATATCTTCTAAAGAAGGAGCAAATACTTTAACATCTCTTTTAATTTTTTCAGCAGTTGTAGAAGTTCCAGGATTATCAACATCAGCTTGAGCTTCTGCTTCTGAGTTATACTCAGCACCTGTATCTATATGTGTAATTGTTGTTTCAGTTTTTACTTTGTAATGAGGAATTTTTCTTCCATCTTCAGTCGTAATGTGACCTAATAATTCAGCAGGTTCAACTATCGGCATTTTCGTTTCTCCAATTTATATTAAAACTAATAATAACTCTGTCATCATTAGAATTATTTGTTTGTACTTCATGTTGTAACCATGATGGAAAAAAAATCAAGGAATTTTCTATAGGTTCCCATTGTACGCTGTGAGCGAGGTGTATAGAGGCTTTTTCTGTTTTCGGGGGTGATAGTACCTCTGACTGTGGTTTAGGCTCTAGAAACACAATATTTCCACACTTTTTTGGAGCTTTTAAATAAAATACACCAGATAAATAGTTATAAGGGTGTGTATGTATGTTGTTTCGTGATCCGTGTGGATTTATCATACCCCACATACCAGTCATCTCAGGAACATAGTTTTCTTTAACATCTAAATGATCAAAACAATTTTTAGCATGTTTTAATATATCACCAACTAAAGGTTTAAATTTTTTAATATTATATATCTCATCATGACTATGCCAACCACCGACATTGGACCGCGGCATACCCATCTCATCTTTTTCTCTTAATTGATAAATGCTATCAACAAGATGTTCGTGACCTTTTAAGTCTAGTGAAAATACAGGTGTAATAAATAAAGAATGTAGATTCATTGTGCCTCCTCTGTTAAATCTATATTTACGCACATTCTGTATTTTGATAACACAGGATGTGAACCAGTGTGTAAGATACTGCCATCAAAAAATAAAAGTCTACCTGCTTTAGGACTTACTTTTTCTTTTATTGTCATATCTTTATTAAATAATATGGTATCACCGTCACTATCATTTACGTAATATAATGCAACAGCGTGTTCTAAATCAAAATCTTTATGAGGTGTGTTGTGGTAACTATTGTTATTGTCTGTAAATTGTGTCTGTAAATTTGCTTTACTTCTAAGTATATTTAATTTTTTATTAAATTTTTTTTCAATGTTTTTAAATATATGATCGACAATAACTTTACCTTGATCAGATACAACGACAGTCTTGTTTTCTTCTCGCTTGTGAATATCGTGAACAAACAACAAATATTCTTTTAAATGTTTTAAGTTATACTTCTTACTTTCCTCTGGTGTGCATGTTAACAATGATCCGCTCAAGGACCACGGACATTTTAAAAAAGATTTGTGAATCTCATCAACATCTCTTTTATCTAATAAATCGTCAATAACAATCAGTCTAAAGTTGTCCTTTAGTGATCTCCAGAAAACTTGCTATAATGTGCACCTGATTGGCAGCGTTAGCTTGAACTTTAAGAATATCACTTTCTTGCAAAACTAAAGGTTGTGTCAATAGTTCTGTGGTTGTTTTTGTAGCAATGCTTTTTTCTTTAAATACTTCAAAGGTTGCAGCCCCTCTAACAACTTCAACATCAACCAAAGTTGTTGCACCAGAATCATTGCAAACTAAAAGAGACTTTACTACATCCGTAGTAGGCGGAACTGGTGGCGTTGCACCAGGGTCAGCCGTGGGAACAGTTACAACAGTTGTTAAATTTGTTGTGGTAATATCTACCATTGCGCTTTTAAAAGTATTAGCCAAGGAAAAAAGCCTCCGACTCCGACTCGTCTTTTAAATCTTGTTGGTAGTTTGTATTAAGTAAAAAAATTATCTGATCTAGTAAACTAACCATTTGATCAAATTGATTAGGATCATATTCTGGAGTTGAGTTTGGTAATCGTGTTATTGTAATTTTAGCCATTATCTTCTTCCGTCTGGTCTAAGTTGTAGTTTAGTAGAACCAAGTCTCCAAGCTGTATCATCAACAGAATTTGTTTGATATTTTATTTTAACTGCTCTTCCTCTACCTCTTACATCAATTTTCTCTGTAGTGCTAGATATAGTTCCAGATGTAGTAACTGTATCTGCTGATTGTGGATATTGTTCTAATGTTAACGTGGCTGTCATTGTATTAGTTAAATTATCAAAGTCAGGCACCAATTTACTAACCGACATGAGTTCATCACCGTCTGCTATTTCAACAGAACCTGATGTTAAAAAAGCTGTTATCGCTGTACCATCTGCTTGATTATTACCTGTTTCGTGTTCATAAACATATGAAGCTCCTGCAGTCAAACCAAGTATTGTAGAGTTGTTAGCAGATAAACTAGCATCATATTCAGTAGCAATAGGTAATTCAAATACATATGCTCCTAACCAAGTAGTTCTAGAAAGAGACGTGGTATACCAAGTATTCTCCAAGTAATTGTAAACAACAGCTCTGTCTACCTGTGTGGCATCTGCTGATGGATAATACCAAATTATTTCGTTAAAAGCAGAATTTATACCACAGGCTATATCAGCTTTGTTTGTGTAACTTATATCATCAAATACAAAATCTTGTACAGAACATGGCATTTTTTTGACAACACCATCATACATATAGAAAGCATTGTCTGACATCCAGTAAGAACGCCCGTTTATTTCTACTGCTGCGTGTTGAGCTATTAAACCACAGTTTGCTCCTAATTGTCTCATACCAAAAGTAAAAGGTGTACCTACAAATTGAATTCCGTGTAAAGAAGTGTCTGTCCAAACTAATATTTGACCAGATGATTTAACAGCACCCACTATTCTAGAACCATCTGATATACGTAATGAACCAGCCTCGTTTGTTGCTGTTGGTGTGTAATCTGTAGCATCTTCTCTATCAGAAAATCTAAATAACAAATCATCTTGAGTAGCACTATTCCCTACAGTTGTTTCTGTGCCAAATATCATTAAGTGTCTTGTATCTGTTGACACTAAACTAAATCTTGATGCAGTAGGAGAATTGGACAATGTTGTTGCTCTGTTACTTGTACCTCCCGATGTATCCCAAACAAAAGTGCCGCCATTTAAAACAGTAGCAATTAAATCTTCACCGAAGTTATCTAACGACCAGTTTCTTGCATCTACTACAACACTAGAAGATGATCTTGGCGTGTTCCAAGTACTTAAATTCCAAGTTAAAGTTCCCCAACCATATCCATATGTAGATGTAGAAGGACCAACATTAATTTGATATTTAGCATTACCTGATCCACCACCGCCTGATGTTGAACCAGATGCAGTATCACTATGAGTCACTGTGTAAACACTAGAAGAAACTACTGTGATTACTTCAAACTCGTTGTTCATATCTAATCCGTCAATAGTAGAAAAAGAATCAAACGTAACAAAGTCACCCACTTGTGCACCATGAGCTGCGTCTGTTACTGAAACTGTTGTTGTACCATTTGTTGTAAAAGGATTTGTTAAAGCTTCTTCCTCTCTTATTGGTGTAATATCGTAAACAGCGCCTTCCGAATATAAATAAAGTTTTCTATCTGTACCCAGAGCTAGATATCTTGTTCCATCTAGACCAATCCAGCTATGCGTATCACGGACCACGCCCACAATAGTTTTATTAGGATTTGGTAAATATTGCCAGCCTTGCCACCTTTCAGGTTTACCATAGTGAAATCTAACAAAATCAGAGTCAACATATTTTCGTTGATCTCCTGCTGAGTAAGCAGTGTCTTGCTTGTCTATGCCTGGTTGGAATTTTAAATCGACTAATTTCATGTCGGAGTATACTAAATTATTTATTGTTTTGTGGCAAGAATTGAGTGGATACTCTTCCTCTGAAGTTATAATTACCTGAGTGTATTAAGCTACTAGCTATATCTGCATATACTTTACCACCTATTTTCTGCCATAAACGACAAAAAGCATAATCTTCAGACAAATATCTTTTAGTGTCTGGTTCAATCATTGTATCAAAAAAAGCATAATTCCAATCGGAAGTGCCATGATAACCAAATGTTTTATCATGAGGATCACCTAAATGCTGATCAGATTTAAATCTTAAATTAGGATAAGCCTTTGCCATCTTTTCAAATACTTGTTTTTTAATTAACATGTATCCAGTTGCACCATCCAAAACTTCTATAAATCCTTTTTCTACCTTTACTTTGTCAGGGTTTGTAACATTTAAGTTATACTGTAAAGATGCTGAATGAAGTTCATCTTCTGATATGTCGGGATTATCCTTGACTCTTCTTATGGTTTTTGTCCAATCAATAGTTTTGCGTGGATATACTCCTGTAACAACCTCTTTATCTAGATCCAACATTCTAAATATTGATTCGGGATCAAAAGATATATCAGCGTCTATAAACATCAGATGAGTGTAATCCCCGTCCATAAATAATTGTACTAAAGTATTACGAGCTCTTGTTATTAAAGACTCATTACCTATTGTGCCAAATTGTAATTCTACTTTTTTTGTAGCGGCCAAAGCTGCTAACTGTAGGCAACTTTTAAAATAATCTGCTGTAATTAAACCACCGTAACAAGGTGTGCCTATAAATAATTTTGTCATTTGTAATTTTTCTTTGTCCATACTTTAGTTTTGTATGAGTCATATAATGTAGAAAACCATTTCCAACTCCAAAGATGTATTTTGTCTTTTAATTTTTTATCTTTAATAACTTTCATTTCCCAATCATCTCTTCTAAATGGAAAAACTAAAGCAATAGGTGTACCCTTTTTAATTAGTTTCGCTGTATTTTTATTTAAATCCCAATCTGTTAAAAAGAATGGCAAGTTTACATAAGCTTCATACTTATCTGTATCTACAATGCCTGTAATTAATCTTGTATCTGTTTTTTCTGTATTAAAGGGAGATGTAAAAAGACAACTATAACCTGGGGGAGTTTTTATAAGCCAAGGATTTAAAAACTTAAAAGATAAAGGTATTTCATTAGGATAAACCATAGATAAACTTATCTGATCTTGAGTGTGATTTTGAACACCGACATTATAATCTTTCATCCACTGATCTGTAGTGTCATCTATATCTAATCTCGCTGGTATTATTTCTATTTCAAAAGTTTTTGCTTCTAAATTTTCTTTCTTTCTAAACATAAAATCTACAGGAGATAATATTGCGTATCCCATAGTAATACTGTCTAGTACAGGCTGACATTTTTTTACAGTGACTGTAAAATCATCAAGATGTAAAACACTTTTTAATTTTTTAAACCAATCAGGTGTAACTTTTTTAATAGGAACTGGGTGTGGAAGTAAGTCAGCAATCTGGCTTATAAATTTTATTTTCATTCTTCCTCTCTGTAAAAAATATTAAGTGTATATCGTGGTGAGCTGTCACCAAAAGATTGAAGATCTCCGTGTTTAACTTTAGATCCGTTAAAAAACAAAGCTCTATTTTCTACAAAACCTACATGACTTGATAGTTCTTCATTAGATAAAAATCCTGTGCCGTTGTTTAACAAAGGTTCTCCTTTAACAAAAAGAAGAAAATTAGCACATCCTCCTTTTTGATCATCAATATGAAACAAAGGTTTTTCAGTATTTAACCTTAAATGAGAATGAAGAGAGATAGGAACTAAATTTCTGTGAGGAAAAAAATACTGCTTTATTAATCCTAGTAATGGATCTTTTTTAAATGATTCGGGAAAAGTAAAACGTTTACCATATAAATTACCTTCACTATCCCATATCTCCTTATGATTAGTATTTAATATGTTATCTTGTAGTGATTTTAGTGTTTCTTTTTCAAGAAAGTTGTCAACGTACATGACAAACTCTGTATTTTTATTGTGTTGCATAATCCACCTTTAAGTATTCTATTTTCTTTAACCAGTCTTTTGGTATGGCAATAGCGCCACCCCCTGTAATATCTTCTTTGTCTCTGCTATACGAACGCATAATAATTATTTTTTCTTTACCATTATGTACCATCCACCCTACTTCTTGGCACACGGCCAACGGAGCATTAATAACATCCTTTATATCAAGCCAACCTGTTTCTGTATCACGGGCATCTATCCACGTAACACGGACCATAGGTATATTTTTTATGTTAAAGTTTTCCATGCTATCGTGTGCCTATTCTTGTTAGATAAATTTATATTAGCGTGATGTATAATTGCAGCGTTAAAAACAATTAACCTATTTTTTTTATAAGAGATTGTTTCTTCGCCTTCGTTAATAATAAGTTCGCCTTTCCACTCTTCTTTCCAATCATCAGGTAAGAAAAGTAAAGTTGTATCACCATCATCTTCGTGAGGCTTGCCCCCTGCATGAGGAGGATATAAATTCACATATATTCTTAATAATTCTTTTGTTTTTGTTAATCCTTTTTCATTAAAGATATCTATAAGAAAATTGTGACTAAGATAATCTGTAGTAACACAATTAAAAAAACCAACGTTATCGGAGAATGTACCATGAACGTTCCATGTCATTTTTGTTAATTCAACTTGAACAAACTTTAATAAATCATCACTTAAAACATCATCGTATACGTCAATGTTCATTCGTTTATAGGGTCCTTTTTTGTTAAATGTAAATTAAATGATACAGATCTTCTTTCTTCGTTAGGACTTCTAAATGGATACACACCATGAGACAGCCATGAAGGAAATAAATATATAGCACCTATTTCAGGAGTAGCTTGATGTTTGTGTCCACTAAATGTAGCAGCTTGACCAGCATGCCAAATAATATCACCCACACACGGATAGTGATCTTCTTTTTTGTATTCTTCTTTAAGACTAGGAGGAACTCGTAAATAAATTACACCAGACAATTCACCTTGATGTATATGAAAAGGATTAAAGTCTCCCGCCCACTGGCTCACGACCCACATAGATTCTATTACCATTTTACCAACAAAAGCTGGAGATATTGTATCACTAGCAGGAGGAATAGATATGTATTGTTTAACTATTTGACCCAAAGCATTTATTAAAGGTTCAAAAGTTTTGCTCCCTAAATCTTCTTGAGGATAACGAACTTCTTTTTGTACATTACCCGCTAAATTCATAGAGTGGTCGTATTTACTCGATAGCTCTTTACTATCTAACAACTCTGTTGCCCTATCATCTAATACTTTAATTAGTTCTAAAGGTAATTTACCTTGTAATATGGTTGGACCAAAAGGTCTAATAGCATGAAAATCTACTTCAGTTGACATGGTTTCCTTTCTACTTGCAAATATCTATTGTCATATAGCAATTATTTGCCTATAAATATAGTATTAATTAGGCTTATCTATTTCAAGGCCAAGCCTCCTTG